CTGTTGAAGCACTTAGTGCTGAACTCAAATCAGCTCCCCCGAATGCTCCAGGTAATTTTGCAAGCGAAGCTCCTACCGCAGCCCCAGCCTCTCCAGGATTCTTAAGAGTTTCTATTCCCCCCGCCAACGCTCCAACTAAAACACCAAGATCTTTATTAGCATAATTCATACTGTACTTAACAGTAGGGGGACCGTCAACATATAATGCTATAGCATCCGAAATTCTAAAAGTAGTATCTGGTTTTAAAATATCAGTTCCTAAAATTGAGGCTCCTGCAGCACCAGCTGCTGCTACCCCTAGGGAATTGGCTGCAAAATTAACTCCAGATTCAGTTATATTTCCTGGGCTTTTACCCCCAGTTAAATTAAATGCTTTAGAAACACTCTTTGCTAATGAGGATACTGCTACCCCTGCTGCAGCTCCAGCTGCAGTAGCCGTTACCCCCCTGAGGGCTGGACTAGCTAATTGATCTTGAGTTAAATTAGCAGCATCAGGATTTCTTTTAACTTCAAATTGTGACTTATCTTGATTAAACTTAGATTTACCGCGGATGTTAATGTTAAAGAGTATATAATGCTGTAAGTTATCTGCTGTTTGGAGATCAGATGGATACTGGGTTATATTGACTTTAAACTTATTTTCATCCGATCTTCTAGATGCAGACCTATTATTGTTGTAATTACCATCAGGGGCTTTCGTATCATAATCTTTTTGCGCCGCATCCCGTACGCTTTGTATTGTTGTGGCCATGGAATTCCATAAATAGTTGGATTATATTATATTTATCCCGTTATGTACAAAGCAACTTACAAAGGCCGTTACAGGGTCACCAATCCTTCTAAGTATAGAGGTGACATTCATGATGTTATCTATAGATCGTCATGGGAGCTAAAATTCATGAAATGGTGTGATAATAACGTCTCTGTACTTGAATGGGGTTCTGAAAATATGATTATACCTTATAAGTCTCCTGTAGACAGTAAAGTACATCGTTACTTTGTAGATTTCTATATTCGTGTTAAAGACAGGAACGGTGCAATTACAAAGTATTTAATTGAAATTAAACCTGAAAAATTTACTAAGCCCCCTGCTATTCCGCAACGCCAAACTAAACGTTTTATTGATGAAGTATTTCAATACGGAGTTAATCAATCTAAATGGAAAGCAGCTGACGAGTATTGTGTAGATAGAGGTATGAAATTTCTGGTTTTAACCGAAAAAGACCTTGGTCTATAACGGATAAATATTATTATGGCAACTGTTAATCCTTTCCAAGATATTAGAATGAAAGCGGGTGATGTAGACCGCTCTCTTAACTGGTATCAGGTTCAAATTAAGAACCTTAAAAACGTCAGACCTAATCAGCTGATGTCGAATACACCTGAGTTAACGACAACTATTATGCCTGGTAACATGTACATGTTCTTTTACGATGCTAAGTTAAAAGACAAGTTACCTTACTGGGATATGTTTCCCCTGGTGTTACCTTTTAGAAAAGTACAGGGTGGGTTCTTTGGATTAAATCTACATTATATACCTTACCCTGTTAGATTTAAATTACTAGCAGCAATGCATGATTTAGCCTATGATGCCAAGGTTACTGAGAATACAAGACTTCAGTTAAACTGGAGAATATTGAATGCTTCAACCAGATATGCACCGGTTAAAGCGTGCGTTAAACACTATCTTTTTGATCAGCTTCAATCTAGATTTTTAAAAGTTCATTACCCCGATTGGGTTACTGCCTCCCAGCTTCCAGTCGAGAGGTTTATAGGAGCTAACAAACAAGAGGTCTGGAGAGACTCCAGAAAGAAATACTAATGGCAAAAGCTAATTTTAATTTAAGTCAATTTATATCACAGTCAAGAAGAGATAGCTTTGCCAGAGTAAATCGATTTGAGGTTTTTATTCTTCCCCCGCTCGCTCTAAGTCGAAATAGAGATGCAATTTCAGTAAGTTTATATTGTGAGATGGCCAGTTTACCTCCAGTCAATATTTCTACTAAATCATTTAAGATTTTTGGACCTACATATCAAAGACCGTTTGGTGCAGAGTATGGTGGCGAAGGTATATCATTAACATTCCATGTTGATAGAGATATGCAGGTTAAAAAGTTCTTTGATGAATGGACTGCAAAAGTGGTAGATCCAGATACCGGTCTTGTCGGCTACCAAGAAGAATACACTACAACTATTCGTCTAAGACAGTTGGATGAACAAGATACTGTTACATATGGAATTGAACTTACAGAAGCATTTCCAAGAAGTGTAAATTTACTTGAGTTAAATAATTCTGCGCAAAATCAAACCCATCGCCTTAATGTTTTATTTGCGTACCGGTATTGGAAAGATACTGATAGAGAGTTTGAAACTACACCTACAGATATACCAAGACAGCTACTTAACCCAAGTATACCTGTAGTAGATACTAGATTGACTGATGTGCAAGCAAACGCTGCAAGAACATCTTTTGCAAGAACCGATCCTAGAAGAGTTGATCTGGGATAATAAAAATATAACTATGAATGAGGAAATATAATGGCTTTACCAAAATTAGAAACACCAACGTATGAATTGATTTTACCTTCGACTGGTAACCAATTAAAATTTAGACCTTTTTTAGTAAGAGAGCACAAAGTTCTTTTGACGATGTCAGAAGCGGATAACAATGAGGTTGCTAGAATAATTAGAGAGTTAGTCGAAGTCTGTACGTTTAAACAGTTTAAAGTAGATGAGCTACCGCATTTTGATATTGAATATATCTTTATGCATTTAAGAGCTAAATCAATTAGTGAGACTGTTGAAGTTGTTGTTAATTGTGAATGTGGCGAAAAAATAGATACAAGTTTTAGTATAGAGGATCTTAAAGTAGTTAAACCTGAAGATCATTCTAGTAAAATAATGATAAATGATATAATTGGTATTGAATTAAAGTATCCTAATATTGATGATGTTGTAGATGTGTTTGCTACTAAGGATAATCAGAAGGTAATAGATCTAATTATCAGAAGTATAAAAGCCATCTACAATCATGAAGAGTATTGGGAGGCGTCGGATCAATCGAAAGAAGAGTTAGAAGAGTTTGTTTATTCCTTAACTAAAGAACAGTTTGATAAACTTGAACAGTTCTTTGTAACTTCTCCTAAAATTGTTCAGACCATTGAATGTGATTGCCCTAAGTGTGGTAAACATAATATTTCCAAACTTGAAGGACTACAAAATTTTTTCGTATAACCCTTTCCCAAGATAGTTTAGTTAATTATTTTACTCTAAACTTTTCATTAATGCATCATCACAAATATAGTTTGACTGAAATTGAAAATATGATGCCATGGGAGAGGGAAATATATGTTTCATTATTGATAGATTATATTAAACAAGAAAACGAGAAGCTGAGAATGCTTAAACAAAATGCGAGGAATACATGACCAAAGAAAATAAAAAAGAAGAAAAAGTAGCTAAGAAAGCAGAAGAAGATTGGATGACCAAGAAATGGCGTCCGATGATGGCGATAATGTATATGACTTGCTGTCTGATGGATTTTGCTGTATTCCCGATTATGTTTACTATTGTTCAGTTCTGGGAAACTGCTATACAGAATGATGCATTTAGACAATGGGTTCCTATTACATTACAGGGCGGTGGCTTGTTCCACGTAGCCATGGGTGCCGTTCTTGGTGTTTCAGCTTATGGGCGTACACAAGAAAAGGTAGCAGGAGCATCGAATGTCTCAACTAGTTTCCAAGGAGGCGGAGTACCAACACCTAACCTTTCTTCCTCAGTACCGTCATTCTCTGGTGGCGGATTTAACTCTCCACAACAATCATCAGGATTTGGATCACCCCAGGGTCAATCATTCGGATCTTCCCAGTCCTATAATACTACAGAAACGACAACTGAATTTAGCATGAGTCCTGCTCCTACATCGGCGCCCGGTGGAAGAAGACCCGTTACTCCTAACTTCAACGTATAATGCAAAACCCATCAGCGTCAGATCCTAGCTTTAAAGCGTTCCTGGAAAAACTCCAGGAACAGAATAATCGTGGCTTTGCTACACAGTTGGTTCAGTTAAAAGCTGAACGTGAAATTGCTGGTGAAGATGGGGACAAAAGGGAAGAGCAATTAGATCAAGCTAATGAAAATTTAAAAAATCTAAAAGACGAAACAACGTCTGTAGGTGATAATTTAAAAAGTAGTTTACAAGATTTAAGTGAAGAATCATTTGCAGTATCTAATTGATCTTGAACCTCAATCGTGTCATCACTTATAGTAGTTTAC